TAATTACCGAACCACTAAGTTCACCATTGAAAAATTCATCTTGATTTGATTGAGTAAATACTACATTACCAACTAAACTAGGTGTAGTACCACTCCAACTTTGAGTAATATTAACATATAAGTTAGTAGATGCAGTTCCATTAAATTCAGGCATAACCCCCCCAGAACTACCTGTTACTTGTTCAATAGGAAATGATTCGTAATCTGTAGATGATATGTAAATTCTTTGATCATCTAACATTCCTGGTATACTTCGTATTGAACCTGTTATTGTTATATCTTCAAATACATTAGGACTATTCCATGCCGGGGCACTACCACTACCATAAACGGATTGAGTTGTATATAAATCCATTTGTGGGGTTGGGTAACGATTACGTTCTAGTAAATGTTGTTTAATTACAACACCTGATGCTAAAGAGGTGTGTGCAGGAACAAAATCTTGAAGCATCTTGAATAAAGAGTTATCAAAGAATTTGATAAGTCTTACATAATCCCAAATGTTATAATTTGACTTATATTTTTCAAAATATATGTTACGTAGTGTATCTAATGCGGTATAACTAGTATTTCTAGACGGTATATAACGTGGATCACCAATATAGTCACCCATATTGAAATATCCAAATGTATCGTTGATATCATCGTTTATTTCGTTTTGAGGTGAGAATGCTACTTCAACATAATCAACATTGTTAGTATAAGAACTACTTATTGATGGTTGTTGTTGAACTGATATAAATGGTGATAGGACTTTATTATCAGGTATATTACTGTCACTTCCAGTATATGGTAATACTGTATTTTTGTTTTGTATTTTTTCTGATACAGCATTTTGTATACCTGCAGGTACTTGGTCATAAAAGAATGTTTCTGTATTAGAGACAAATTGTCCGTCTATTAAATTTATACTAGCAGTACTAGTAGATACAAAAGATGATGTTGTTGTCCAAGAACCAGTAATTTTAGGATGAACAGATGTACTGCCTGTATATAGTTCTCCACCTAATGGTAATCTAAAAGCTAAATAATCATATCCATTTCCAATTCCATTTCCTTCAATAGAGTATGGATTCATAATATAATCTTTAATACTAGATTCGTTTAATGCTAAATTTCCATAATAACGTATTTCTTGTAATGAACCAGATAATGGTTTGTATTGATCTCCATTGTATGTTGAAGCAGAAGGTAAAAAGGATGAGGTAGATGCAAGTGTCCATCCAGAAAAACTACCTGGTGAGTAAGTATATGACGCGGACGCATAATATCCTAATTTATTTCCATCATATCCATCATATTGAATATTACCAGCGTATATTGTAGCAGTTGTATTTGTAACTGTTAACGTTACTGACCACCAATCTTCATTTAAAAAAGGTAAATATAATGTTGGGGTAAGTGCAGGAAGACTTGGTCCAAAAAATTTTAACTCTGCATATTGGTTGTAAGGGTTAGGTATTGAACCAGCATATGATCCACTAGTTAAGCCAGATCCAGTATAATTCAATACCACACATGGTTTATCAATTCCATTATCTAAACACCATAATGTTGTTTTAGTATTGGTGAAAATATCTTCAGTATTTGCTACTTTAAATCTAAATTGTAGTGTAGTTGGTCTATTGTTATTGATAATAGAATTCCAATTTGAATTAAGTTGAAAATTTGTTCTTACAGCAGGAGCTGTAGGAGTTGAGGATGTGTAGTTATAAGCATAATTATATTCATCTTGCCAGTAATCCCAAGTGTTAGGATCTTTATTTTTTCCTCCAAATTCATTTATACGTAAAATAGTATCAGGTATACCATATGATGTTATTAAAGCACGTAAACCTTCAGGTGTACCTTTTTTCTTTAAAATATAAGGTAAATTATGATATATACGTTTATAAGTTTCAGCATTAATATCAAATGTAGGATCCAATGATCCTGTACTTGAGGCTGTAACGTAAGTGTTAATATAATCTAAAAAAGAACCTGTTGGAATAGGTAATGATCCTGTTGTGAAAGGTAAATTATATAAGCTACCTGAAGGTGTTATACCTAATAAAGCTGAGTATAAGTCGTCTGTTGAGAAGTTGTTTTGGTATATTTTAATTCCTAAATCTCTTAAAACATCTGCTACTAAATCTTTAGATATACCATAATCAACACGGTTATCAGCATTATATTTATTTGTTACATCTTTTATATATACCCAAACACTATCAAAGTTTTGACCAACCATATCAACAAATAACATATATTGATCATTATTTAAATCATCTGTTAAATATGATGGTATAGCGTTTATTAAACGATTATTATTTTGTGAATCATAATCTTCAGCAACTATTGATTGTGATGCTAAAAATGCTAAACCATTAACTGAGTTAGGGGAAGAATTTATATAAGGATATGTAGAGTTAGTTTTAGGCCATGCTGTGCTTCCTGATTCGTAGTATAGGTAGTATTCATGTCCATCAAATCCTGTTATAATTTCATCTATTTTATTTGACCAAATATTACTACTATTTATTATATAAGAGTTCGTTGTACTTGTGATTAAGTTAGCATTTGATTGATATTGGTCAATTAAAGATAATTTATAATAAAAATTTTCTAACCGTGTTTTAGCCGAGGAAAAAAAGACAAATTCAGAGTAATCTGAATAGTCTATATTTATTTCTAAACCTTTTTCTGCTAGTAGACTATTGATCTGATATTGTAAACTACCTGTTCCTGCAATAGATGTATTTGAAGTTAAACTATTATACGTAACATATGGGGTAGAATTATTGATTTGATCTTTAATAGCTATGTTAGTGTTAGGGCCTCTAAGATAAATATTTTGATCTAATTCATCAAATGTTTGAATAATATTAATATTGTAAGCAACCGGTTCAGCTATAGATTCTACTATCCAACATTGTGATTGAATGTTAAAATTATTAGGTAAAGGTTCATATAGTTTAATTAATACTGTTGGATCATTTGGGTTAGTAGTAACATCTAATAAAATATTATTAGCAATAATGAGGTTATTATCACCAAAATCAAGGTAAAAATCTATAAATAAACCACTAGAATTTCTATAAGTAATAAAATCACTTACACTTGTTATCACTTCACCGTTAGGAATAACAGTTGTATTAAGTCTAACTTCAGTTCTATCTGGGCTGATTTCATCTATATAATAGCGGTTAAGAGGACTTGAACCTGCTCTATTTCTTAAAAAATTATATAATGTATTATAATTTCCTTCAGTATAACCTTGAGTTTTTAAATCATTTTCAGGATCTATAAAAAGATTATTATTTAATAAAGTAAATTGTAGATATCCAATAGTATTTGAAAATAATATATTATTATTTAAATCATATATGAAATATTCTATATGATCTGTAGTTGAATCAAAATTCTCAAACGTATCTGTTGTAGAGATGAGATTAATATCATCTGGAGTGTAAGTTTGGAGTTCAAATGTTACTGCGTCTAAACTTTGTATGTTAACAATTTCGGCCATATTTTATATATTTGTTAAGTCTAAGACGTTTTGTTGTAAATCAAAATTTTCTTGTCTTAATTGGTTTATTTCTTCAAGGAGTGATTGTATTAATTCATCATTTTCATTTGATGTTTCTCCAATATATTCAGTACTTGTCTTTACAAGATACTCATGGGAATTGACTTCTCCAAATTTAGGTATAGTAAAGAATAATTGTTGATAGTATGTAAAGAATTGTTGTACAGATATAGGTTGATCTGCTGCTGTATTTATAGTAGGTTGGGTAAGTTGGCTAAAAGATGTGTCAATTACTTTTTCATAAGAACTCTTATTAAATGATGGTTTTGATATTATTATTTGATCTGCCATTATCCATTAATTATTTTAAAACTATAATTATCATTATATACTATTGTTGAATTATTGATTGTGGTTTTAATTAAAACAGTATAATATCTTTCAGTTTGTAATCCATTCATATTTAAATCAAAATAACTACCACTAGCATCAGCATTAAGTTGAGTAAATTGATTATTAAAATTTATGACAAATTCATTTGTATCTAAATCTTTAATAGCCCAATATGATGCTGTAGGTAAATAATAATTTTGAGTATAAACTGATGATGTTTGCCATAATTGAGGTGGATATTCTGGTCTAGAATTTATTCTAAATCTATTAATACTACCTGAGTAGAAATAACCTGGGTTTTGGGCTAATGTTACTATAGCTGGGAGTGTGTTAAGTATTGTTAATGTTGAAGATCCAGTATTCCATGTATAATCTCTCCATTTGAATTCTAATTGTGGAGGATATATTGTATTAGTATCAACTGAAAAGAATTTAAGTTCAGGTTGAATATTGATATTATTTACAAATTCAGTTGCAGGGGATAATTTTATTATAAATCCATCATCTGAAATGGCTCCAGTATATTGTGCTCTTATAATATTAGAAACATTTAAATTGACATCTTTATCACTAGAATAACTAAATATTTGTGATGCTGTTATAGGATATAGATTAGAATTAAACCAAGCAACATTAGATCCTGTCCACCAGTTTCCTCCACCAGCTTGAGCATAATTAAGATTAAATGATCCTGTAGTATTAGCAGGATAATTTGATGTTAACCATGCGTTAGAACCTGAATAGCTTCGCCATATCCAACTAGTTCCATTAGTCACTTCAGGTTCATCTAAATATTTACCTGTACCCATACCCCAATTTCCATATACAGGAAAACAATCAATTTGAGTATCTAATGCTAGTCCCGTTTCAGTAGAAATAAAACAATTTAAAGTAGCAGTCCAAGATGATGTATTCATCAATTGAGCTGAGCTGCTAATACCCATTTTATTTTCTATGATATCATCAATTTCATCTTGTGAAAATTGGATAAGAAATCTACTTACTTGTGGGTTACTGTTATTTTCAGTTGCTATTTGAGTTTGAGTAGATTCAATAATTTCATCCAACCCAGTATTCATTTGGGGAAACATAGAATACAGAGTAGCATCTTTGCTAGGAAATATTTTATATACGGCCATTATTTTTGATTATAAATATTATAGTGGTACTACTTTACCTTGTATGTCTTGATTTAAATATTTAACTTCGAATATAGATGGATCAAGTGAAGGATATACTACATTTGCTGACGTAGCTCCTTTAATATCATAAGCATAAGGGCTATATCCTAAGTTTTCACCAACTAAATTTGTTATTTCAATATTTTTAACAGTTTGAACACCTTGTATTCTATCTAATAAAATGTATAATTCTCTTAATATTATAGGTTGATTTATTTGCCAATTATCTATAGCGAAATATACTTTTAAAGCATCAATACATTTAATTAATACTTCATTATTATTATAATTAGGTAATATTATTATTTCAAAATTTACACCTATATTAATTATAAAACCATCTTTAATATTAACAGCATCACCAATCATTCTATATTGAGATAAATAAGTTGTTAAGTTTTGTTTTAAAGCATCTGAACATGTACGTAATGTACGATCACTATTATAACTTAAGGTATATAAATCTAATACTGAATTAGATTCTCCAGCTGATACTAAAGCGTCTCGTTTAGTTGGTTCGATATATGCTTTAGATATAACACCATATTTAGCAGGCATAGATAATGCTCTTACTAAATAATCATCTTGAGTCACATTACGTAATTGTGATGCAAAATTCGCCATAGAATTTTGTCTAATTTCTTCAATTGTATCTCCATCACCTCCTCCATCAGCCGCGAATGGATTAGTAACAGCTAATGAATTAAATATAGTTGTAGCTGTTGGAGCATATAAATTAGAATTTAAAAATGTAGGGGTTGAATTTAATTTATTTAAAACATTAGCATTAACATTTGACGTAACACCACCACCTGTTAAATATCTTACAGTTAATGTTGTATTAGACGGTGCAATACCATATGTTTTTGTAAATAAGAAATTAGATGGAGAATAAGCAGTTGTAAGTTTTGTTTTTTCAAATGGTAAACCTATACCAACGTTATTTGGGTTTGGAGTTATTTCTTCATCAGAATCATTTACAGTACCTGCACCAAATTGAAATTGTAGTGTTGTTGAGTTTATGAAACGTGTTACAAATCGACGTTGTTGTTTTTCTAATTTAAGAAGATAAGGCGCGTTACCTTGATCAATGTAAAAATTAGGGTCATTAGGATTAGTATTTTTAACAGAGTTATAAACCATCTCTTGCCCTAAATGGTCTACTTCATACCATTGATTGCCATTACTATCAAATACATCTAATATACCTACAATATTACTATCATTTAAATCAACAGTCGCGAATTTTTGTGGGTTACCAAAACTAAATGTTGTTGTATTAATAGTTGATGATATTGCTTTTCTTGTTTTTTTAAGTAAGAAATAAGTCGGAACATTTCCAGCTATAGAATATATAGTTACTTCTGTTGGATCTTGAGATGATGATACAGTAAAGTCTACTGGGTCTTCAACTAGAAATGTTGTTGTTATATTTGTTGATGTTGATGATACTGTGGAATTAGTTGGTACAACTAAAGCATAATTATAATCAGGTACATATTGACCTCCTGAATTTATTGATGGAACTTGTTGGTAAAAATCAATTTCTGTTACTGCTACTTGTGTTACATTTGGTTTGTATCCAAACATATAAGCTAACTCAAATAAATTATTTGTTTGACGAGCATATTGTAAGAAATTTTCTTGGAATTGATTATCAAGGTAAAAAGATAAAACATCACCAACATAAGCTGCCATCTCCATAAACATCATACCAGGAGATGTAGGACTAAAGTCATTATATGTTGTTGGAAAATACGTTTGAGCATAATTTATTAAACTGGCTCTTAATTCAGTAAAATCCTTATTTATGTATTTTATATCTTTTTTAGTATTATTATTTGTAGCCATTATTGGAAGGTTATTTGTACTTGGTCTGAAATTCCTGTGTCTATGATATTATATTTTAAAACTATTGTAACTTCATTATTATCAGTATCTGATTCTATATTTAGAGATGCTACAAAAACATTAGGAAAATACAAAGCTATTTTTGATTGTATATCTTGCTTAAGTTCGTCTAAATTACCACTAGAAATTTGTTCAAAAATAAATGCTCTTAAATTAGCTCCAAATGTTGGATTTAAATATATTTCACTAGTATTAGTTAAAAAATAATTAAGTAAATTATTTCTAACAGCATCTTTAGTAGTATATGTGGAAAAAAATACCGCAGGGGCATTAAATGGAATACTCACTCCAACAGCCGTTCCCGGCTGTGTGTCAATAGGAAATATTTTTTTAGGTCCGAATGCCATTATCTATTCATTAAACCCATTATTTGATCTAATCCTAATTCACCTTCAGGTAATTTCCCATTTACAGGATCAACGGGTCCAGCTGATC